GTTTCCCAGTCACGATCTAGACGGCACCGGTGCTGACAACGTCATAGATGAGTATAAGAACATACATAAACCTGATGCACCTAAAGGCACAAAAGTCTTGCTTGAAGTAGGAGATATGCTAGTATATAGTGGCTGTGATCTTGAACATTGGCGAGAGCCTTTTGACGGGAACATTTGCGGTCAAGTATTTCTACATTATAATCATGTAAATGGCCCATTTGCTGATAAGAACAAATTTGACGGCAGACCTATGCTAGGTCTACCATCATTTGTAAAATAGTATTATAATGAGGTTATATGTTACAAAAATTAGGATTCTTACCAGGATTCAACAAACAAGTCACATCAACAGGTGCTGAGTCTCAATGGACAGGAGGAGAAAATGTTCGTTTTAGATATGGTACGCCTGAGAAAATAGGTGGTTGGACACAGTTAGGAGAATCTAAATTAACTGGTGTTGCCAGAGGTTTACATCATTTTGTCAATACAGCTTCTACAAAATTTGCCGCTATAGGCACTAATAGAATTTTATATGTATATTCTGGTGGAGTATTTTATGACATACATCCTTTAGTTAATCCATTAGGTACCGCTATCACTAATGCGTTTAGTACAACTAATGGTCAGCCAGAAGTAACTATTACTTTTCCTACCTCACATAATTTTCAAGCTGGTGATATTATATTATTTGGAGATGCTTCTACTTTTTCAGCTATAACTAATTCTAATTTTGGTGCAGCTGATTTTGCTGATAAAAAATTTATGGTAACAAGTGTGCCCAGTGCAAGTACAATTACTATTACAATGCCAAGTAATGAAACTGGAACTGGAGCAACCACTTCTGGTGGTATTACTTATTATCAATATTATCATGTAGGACCCGCAGAACAAGTTGGAGCTTTTGGTTGGGGTATATCATTATGGGGCGGAAGTGTTTTAGGATCTGCATCTACTACATTAGATGGAGCACTAGCTGATGATACTAATGGTAATAACGGCTCAGCCACAGAAATAACTTTAAATAGTGTTACAGGTTTTCCAACGTCAGGTACAAATTATGTTCAAGTAGGAGGAGAAGAAATATCTTATACTGGAATTACAGGTTTAAAATTAACAGGTATCACTAGAGCTGCAAGAGGCTCTACTCGATCATCACACTCTAATGGGGCAACTGTAACTAATACGTCTTCATGGACAGGTTGGGGATCACCAGCAGCCAACACAGACTCAGTAACAGATCCTGGTTTATGGTCTTTAGATAATTTAGGAACAACTCTTATAGCCCTAATACATAACGGAGAATGTTTTGAATGGGATGGTGATGCACTTAATGCAACAGCAACAAGAGCTACTATTATAACAGGTGCGCCAACAGCGTCACGTGATATGATCGTATCTACTCCCGATCGTCACTTAGTATTTTTTGGTACAGAAAAAACTATTGGAGATAAAACTACACAAGACGATATGTTTATTAGATTTTCTTCACAAGAAAATATTAACGATTACACACCTACAGCAACCAATAGTGCTGGCACACAAAGACTGGCCGCCGGATCACGAATCATGGGAGCTAAACTTGGTAGAAATGCAATATATATTTGGTCTGATACATCTTTATTTACAATGCGTTTTGTTGGAACTCCTTTTACATTTGCTTTCGAACAAGTAGGAACTAACTGTGGTTTAATAGGTATGAATGCAGCTGTAGAAGTTGACGGTGCTGCGTATTGGATGTCAGATAACGGTTTCTTTAAATATACTGGTAAACTAGAATCTATGGACTGTTTAGTAGAAGATTATGTTTACGATGATCTTAATACAACATCTAATCAATTAGTATGTGCAGGTATCAATAACTTGTTTGGTGAAATTACTTGGTTTTATCCAACATCTACATCTAACGTAGTTAACAGAGCAGTTATGTATAGCTATTTAGATTCCACAGCTAAAAGACCTATATGGTTTACAAACGCAAATACTTTATTTCCTAGAACTACATGGGAAGATTCTGCTGTCTTTGGTCTACCACACGGAACTAAATATAATCCGGATGATGATGCATCTTTTGATGTTACAGGTAATACAGAAGGATCAACAATTTATTTTGAACATGAAACAGGAGTCAATCAATTAGAAGCGGGTGCTGTTACAACAGCTATACCAGCTAATATTACTTCTGGAGATTACGACATTACACAAAAAATTGTTAGAGGAGCTGCTACAAATTTAGCTGATCTTAGAGGAGATGGTGAAAACATTATGAGAGTTAGCAGAATTGTTCCTGATTTTATTGCACAACAAGGAAATACAATTGTTCAATTAGATTTAAGAAACTATCCAAATAACACATCAGCTAGTTCTTCATTAGGGCCTTTTACAATAACATCTGCTACTACAAAAGTAGATACTAGAGCAAGAGCTAGAGCTATTGCATTAACTATATCTAATACTGCAGTAGATACTAGTTGGAAATTAGGTACTTTTAGGTTAGATATAAGTCCTGGAGGAAGAAGATAATGATTGATAAAATAATAGACACAGCTACTGATGGAGAAGTAATAGATACATTTAAAAATTATAAAAAAGGTAAACAAGTAACTGTACCTACATCTTTTCAAGCAAGACCTAATTCAACACCAGTTAAGTTAGCATACATCACAGATGATGAAGCTGGTATTTTAAAAATTTTAAAACCTGACGTGCCTCACGACGGCCCAATGAATATTCCTAATTATAATGATTACGATCCTGATAGAGGTTTTACATCTGGTACTGCGATGAGTTCCGCTGAAACAGGAGGTAAATCTGCTACAGATAGAGCAAATATTAGTGCAGAATTTGGACCTAAAGGTTTAGCACCGGGAGTTACTCCGAACGAGGTAAGAGATTTAAGATCATCTTATATTGCAGCAGGTGCAGGTCAAAGAGTTAATCCAGGTTTTTTTGATAGTAGAGATGTTATATCTCCATACGAATTAAAATTAGCTAAAGCATTTAATCCTACTGCGTTTAAAGCTAATCGTAGAGGTGGTATTATGGACTTTTTCACAAGTGGTGGAATTTTAGGAAATTTAGTTAGAGGTTTAGGACAAAGACTTGGTTTAGGTAAAACATTTGATCAACCAACTTATGACATGTCTGAGTTTAGTAGATTAGGTTTAGATGGAGTTGTACCAGGTACATATGATTTTAATCCTGATGCTAAAATAAATAAAGAATTAACTGAAGCAGAACTTAATGCGTATTCTAGATTTGGAAACATAGGAACACCTAAAACATTTAACCGTATGTTTAATATAAACGACATAAAATCTTTAATAGAAGCAGCACAAAAGCCACAAGGAATGGATTTTGCAGCTGCAAGACGTGCAATGACTCAACCTACAACGTATAGAAATGTACCTTTTGAAGGAGCAAGAACATTTGATACGTATAAAAATGTAGATCCTTATAAAATGAATTATTTAACTCGAGAGTTTCCTAATTACTATAGAAGTGAATCGTTATTAAATAGAGAACAACCAAAAGACGGTATTATGACTATAGACCTTACAGGAAATGAAAGTGCATAATGGCAAAAATAGTACAATCATTAACAAGAGCAAGTCAAGAATACGAACAAGACGTAGCACAATCTTTAGTTAGAGATTTAGATGCTGTAATAGAAAAATTAAATAGTACGTTTCAAGAAGAATTAAAACAGGAAATAGAAGCTAGAAGTTTCTTTTTAGATTAATGGCAGTAGTAAACGAATATAAATTTGTAGGATTAAATTCTGATACAGGTAACGCAGAAAATAATCCGTTTGGAAGTGGCAATCCTTTAGTTAGTGAAACATATTTAATTAAATCTATTTTAGTTTCATCAGCTGGAACTCCTAGTCCTACAGTTACTAATAATGGAATTGTAGTTATTAAATCAGCAGCATTGTCTGCTAACACAACAGTAGAATTATTAACTCAACCGTTAATAGTAGTGGGTGGAACCACGTTAACAATAAAAGCAGGAAGCACAGATGCCTTTACATTTGGTGTCAGCTATCTAAACATTAAGAAAGAGGTAACAACATAATGCAAAACATACCAGTAATAACACCAGAAAAAATAATAACGACTATTAAAAACAAAAAAACAGGAGAAGTTTATAAAGATGAAGAAGCTTTAAAAGCTGCAAATATACCTGAAGAAGATGTACAAAGACACGTAACAGTAATTATGCCGCCTCTTGATTTAATAGGAAAAACAAAGTAAGATGATAAACTCTTTAAAATAAGGCAATTATGGCAATAACAGACATACAAATTTCAGAAGAATTAGAGACTAACGCACCATCTATAAAATATAGAGGTAATGAAGGTCCTAAATCTCCACAAGAAATGCAACAAATGATGGCTGGCTCAGATAGATATTTTCAAATTTTAGAAATGATGATTAATGAATTAGAAGGGCAATTAGGTAGAGAACTTACCGATGAAGAATATGAAGCGGTAGGTAAAAAAGCTTATGATTCATTAGGAGGCATGTCCGATCGTGACTGGGAAAC